CCAAAACCCTCTGCCAATGGTGATCAAAGCGCAAGATGAAAGCATCGCGGATTGGTTCAAGGTGACGAAATTCGTACGCGCCACCTATCGCCTTCCCAGCCATATATTGGTCGTCAGTAAGACTGAGGTTGTAATTTGCCCGCATGTTAAACCTGGCCATACTCTTCCCAATAATGGGGATCGTGAGATGCTTAGAGTATGCAGGAACAAAAAACCTGCTGACAAACGTGCAATGCAACAAATACTTACGGCGGAACACCTTAGCTTCCATACGAGCTTCAGATGCTATGTTGCTGTAAGTTTTTGCCGCATGCCTCTTCAAACCATCAATCTTAGCCAACATATCGTCCCCCAATATAATGGCCCTACAACGCTTCGCTTCAACTCTAACGAGAAAAGAATACAAAATACACATGTTCCAAAAACAATTCCTGAAAGTGGTGTCCGGGCAGCCCGTAGGCAACATGTTCTCAAGGGTAGCCTTGAGTCCATGTTCCCTACTCTTGACAACGAACTTGTTGGTTGTGGCGTGCAACCTAACAAACCATTCTGGGCAACCCAAACGTCTCATAAGAGCCATTTCCAAAATAATGACATCAGAACACTGTAACTTGTCATTAGAGCTAAAATCACACTCAACGTACTCCCCGGATCCCTGTGAAATGAAATCTGTGTAATCAGTAGGGATCTTCTTGTAAGCAAGCCTAAACCTATACTTTCCACCCATGGCATCGCAAACACCCGAAAGACGAGCCATGAGTTCATTGAAAATAGGCCCGGCAAGAGCATTATTCAAATCGGAAGATTTGAAAATAACTCTCGGGGCCCAGTTAGGTTTATGCTCGACGAGAAGACTCTCTACCTTATCAAACAGTTCCTTTTCACCATATTTTTCTTGCGAGACTTCTTCAATACTATCAAGAGCAGAAAGCATACGTACTCTTTTCTCGGTACCGAATTTATCTAACCAAGTCTCGAACAAATTCTCAGTCCACCGGAATTGAGGAAGGGCTGATGGCAACAGCTCTTCAACAAATTTTTGGGCACAATCAATAATAAACGGGCTAGCGCGGCCTTTACTATGATAATTGCACCTTTTCCGGAAAGCGGCGAGAAAATTTGCATATCCATTATCTGGAACCACAGGATGCATGTCCTGAAACA